GCTGGCAATTTCACCGTGTCGTTGTGGGTGTATTTGAATGCTTACAACGGCGGATTCTGCGCCTTGTTCGACAAGGGACCGAACGGCGGCAGTCGCGAAACGAGCATCTTTTTCAACACGAGCGGAAACATTAGTTTCGCGGTAGTCGGTGTATCCACGACCAGCGGAACAACGAGGGCACTCGGACTCCAGACCGGCGTGTGGCAGCACTTCGCGATGGTGCGCAATGCGGGCGTTGTGGCGTACTATTTGAACGGCGTGCAAACGAGCACCGACAGCACATTGACCGGCACTACATCGACGACCACTCAGTGGTCTTTCGGCTTCAATCAGACAGGCGGCGGCAGCAACCTGAACGGCGCGTACGACGACATTCGCCTCTGGACGCGAGCGCTCTCTGCCGCAGAGATCGCGTTGCTGGCGTCAGCACCAGGCGTCGGACTGCGGGTCCAAAGACAGAGACGTGTACGCAAGCTGGGCAACCAGTGCTACGTGAATGTGGGTGGCGTGTGGAAGGTTGCCACGCCCTACGTCAACTCCGGCGGTACATGGAAGCAGGCTGATCCGAAGCTCAAGGTCGCGGGCGTGTGGAAGTGATTAATGCCAGCACGCATCCCAACATTCAGGCCGCCACGATTGAGGACGGCCATCAGGCGTGATGATTCAGCCAGGCCCAATGCGGCAGCACGGGGCTACTGTTCAAGGGCGTGGTATGCGTTGCGTCAGCGTGTCCTCGTGCGTGACGCATGGGCATGTCAAGCATGTGGGCGCGTGTGTGCAGACAAGAGGGAAGCCCACGTGGATCACATCACACCCAAGGCACAGGGCGGGCAGGACGTGATGGAGAACCTGCGGACGCTGTGCATCAAGTGCCACGGAAGGAAGACGCGGCAGGAGTCGGCCACACGAATGGTTTGACAAACATGCCACCATCGGTCTCCACAAGCAAAGGAGACCGTTCGCATGGCCCGGCGTACCTCGGATCATACCGACCTTCAGTGAGCAAAACCGTTCGTTCCTGCTGCGCGTGCGCGGCCGCAAGTTTCGCGGGGTTTTTTGAGCGTCATGGGTAAGCGTGGGACAAAGCCGATGCCTGCAGCAGCAAAGAAGCTGCTCGGCAATCCCGGCAAGCGCAAAATCCGTCCCGATCTGCCGGCCCCGCCTGGCGCACCGCCGATGCCGAAGCGGCTGCTGGTCGAACCGCTCGCCGTAGACAAATGGGACGAGCTGGTCCCGATCTTGCTCGGCCTCGGCACTCTCACGACTGCCGACGGGGAAGCCTTGGCAACTTTATGTGAGGTGTACGCTGCCACGCAGGCGTGCCTTTTTGAGCTTCGGGCCACCGGCCCGGTGATGCGCACCAACTTGGGCGGCGTGAAGCCGAACCCGGCCGGTCCCTTATATCGCAGTTTAGTGAGCCTTCAGGCTTCGTTAATGAGTGAGTTTGGCCTGACTCCCAGCAGCAGGGTGCGACTTGGTGGCAAGGAAGAAAAGCCGACCGACGAAGTCGAAGACTTCTTCAAGCTCCACGGGGCCTGATCTCTGCAAAGAGGGCCAGGCCAAGTACGAGCGGGTCGTCCACTTCTTCGAGAAGATCCTGCGCCACAGCAAGGGACAGAACGCCGGCAAGTCTTTCACGCTTTTGCCGTGGCAGCACCACGTGCTGCGTGAACTCTTCGGCCGGCTTAGGCCCGACGGGCTGCGGCAGCACCGTGTCGGCTACATCGAACTGCCCAAGAAGCAAGGGAAGAGCACAACGCTCGCAGGCATTGCGCTCTACATGACGGCGTTTGACTCCGAGCCCGGTGCCGAGGTCTACGGTGCGGCCTGCGATCGGGAGCAGGCTGGCATCATCTACCGCGAGGCCGCGTCGATGGTGCGGGCATCTCCTGCCCTTTCCAAGCACCTCGAGGTGATCGACAGCCGAAAGACGATCGTCCACAAGGCGAGCAACTCGTTCTACCGGGTGCTATCGGCCGATGCGTTCAGAGCCGAGGGCCTTAATATCCACGCCCTGCTCTTTGACGAGCTCCACGCCCAGCGTGACCGGCGTTTGTGGGATGCCCTGCGGTATGGCGGTGCGGCCAGACGATCGCCGCTGATTCTGTCGATCACGACGGCCGGCTATGACCGCAAGTCAATCTGTTGGGAGCAGCACGCATACGCCGAGCGTTGTATCGCAGATCCCACGGTAGACCATGCCTTCTTCGGGTGCATCTACGCCGCATCGCCCGAGGACGATTGGAAAGACCCGAAGACATGGCACAAGGCAAACCCGTCGCTGGGCGAGACGATCACGGTGGAATCATTCGCCGCCGATGCCCGAGAGGCCGAGCAGTCACCGTCCAAGCTCAACTCGTTCCTTCGCTACCGACTCAACGTCTGGACAACGCAGGACGTGCGGTGGCTATCGCCCGACAACTGGGCCAAGTGCGGCAAGCCGCTGGCTGGCGACCTTGAGCAGCGTGAGTGGTACGCCGGTCTGGATTTGGCGTCCACGTATGACCTCTCGGCCTTTGTGATGGTGAGCCAGGCAGAGGACGGCACCTTTGACGTTCTGCCCTATTTTTGGGTGCCGCAGGCGAACGCGGCCGAGCGGACGCAGCGTGACAAGGTGGACTACATCGGATGGATCCGCGACGGGTACATCCGCGCCACCGATGGCAACGTCACCGACTACGACGTGATCCGGCGCGACATCGTGGAGTTGTCGCAGAAGTTCAACATCCGGCAGGTGGGCATTGACCGCTGGAACGCCACGCAACTCGCTACCCAACTGCAAGGGGAAGGCGTAAATGTGACAGGCTTTGGGCAGGGCTATGGCTCAATGAGCAGCCCAGCGAAGCAGCTGGAGAACCTTGTGCTGTCGGAAAAGATCCGGCATGGGAATAACCCAGTGCTGTCTTGGATGGCGGCGAACGTCGCAGTTCAGACCGACCACCAGGGCAACATTAAACCAAGCAAGGCCAAGTCAACGGAACGCATCGACGGCATCGTCTCGCTCGTAATGGGTCTTGGTCTTCACGCCGTGGCAACTGCAAAGCCGGCCGAACAATCTTGGGACATCATCCAGCTATGAGCGAAACCGAACTCGCGGTGCCCGATTTCAAGATGTTCGACCTTCGCGGCATTGATTGGACCGGCGAGGGAAATCGGACGCCGTCTGGCGTGCGGGTGACTCCAGAGACCGCCCTCCAGTGCTCGGCCTTTCTCGCCTGCGTGCGGGTGATCTCGGAAAGCGTGGCGAGCCTGCCGCTGCACCTGTACCGGCGGCTCGCGTCTGGTGGCAAGGAACGGGCCAGCGAGCAGCCGCTGTACCGGATGCTTCACCAGCAGCCAAACCCGTGGCAGACGGCCTTGGAATTTCGGGAGCAGATGACGGCGCTGTACCTGATGTACGGCAATTCGTTCGCCGAGATCCGGCCCGGTGCCCTGGGTGCCGTATCGGAACTCTGGCCGCTACATCCGAGCCGGATGGAAGTTGAGCGGCTGGAGAACGGCCGGCTGCGATACCTCTACCGTGAGCCGAGCGGACGCCAGACCCGGTACACGCAGGATCAGATATTTCACCTCCGGTGGCTCACCACAGACGGCGTGGTCGGGCTTCAGCCGTCGAGCCTGAGCCGCAATGCCATCGGCCTCGCTCAAGCGTTGGAGACGCACGGAAGCACCTACTTCGGAAACGGGGCCCGGCCGGGCATCGTGCTGGAGAGTGACAACCCAATCCCGGCCGAGGCGGCCGAGCGGCTACGCGAGCAATGGGAGCGGATGCACCGTGGTGCCGATCGGGCCTTTCGCACTGCGGTCCTGCCCAACGGCGTGAAGGCTCACGAACTCAGCGGCAGCAACGAGGCGGCCCAGTACCTTGAGACTCGGCAGTATCAGGTGATTGAGTGCTGCCGCGCGTTCCGCGTGCCGCCACACATGATTCAGGATTTGAGCAGATCGACTTACTCGAACATTGAGGTGCAGGGCACGGAGTTCGTGCAGCACTGCCTGCTGCCGCATCTCAAGCGCTGGGAAGCGGCTATCAGCCGTGACCTCATCGTGGACGATGAGACCTTCTTCGCCGAGCACAGCGTCACCGGCCTGCTGCGTGGCGACTCGGTCGCACGAGCGAACTACTACCGCGAGATGCTGAACCTCGGCGTGCTGTCAATCAACGAGATTCGGGAACTGGAAAACCTGAACCCCATCGGTGCCGAAGGCGATCAGCGATTCATGCAGATGAACATGACGACGCTGGAGAAGATCGGCCAGGACGCCCCGGCCCAGCAGCCCTCACAAGACACGCCGCCTGAGCCGATGGACGGCACGCAGGCCGACGACACGACGACCGCCCAGGAGGTGCCCGCAAATGGAAATTGAGCGCCGCGACTTCGCCTTTGAGGACGAGCAGGAACTGATCGTGGAAAGCCGGGCCGATGGCCGGGCTGCGATCATCGGCTATGCCGCCGTCTACAACCGGCTTTCCCTTGACCTCGGCGGGTTCAAGGAAGAAATCCTGCCGGGTGCGTTCGACAAGATTCTGAGCCGCCAGCGTGGGAGGCAGGACGTGGTGGCGTTGTTCAACCACGATAGCAACATCGTGCTGGGCCGCACGTCATCGGGCACGCTGGAACTCTCCAGCGACACGAAGGGGCTGCGTTACGTGGTAACGCCACCCGTGAGCCGGGCCGATGTCATGGAACTGATTCAGCGCCGTGACGTGCGAGGTTCTTCGTTCGCCTTCACCGTGGACAAGAATGGCGAGGGCTTCCGCCAGGGCGAGGACGGAAACGCCGTCCGACAGATCCGTGAGGTATCCGGCCTCTACGATGTGGGACCGGTGCTGGTGCCGGCCTACCCGGCGACCTCGGCATCAGTCGCCATGCGGTCCTATGAAGCGTGGCTCGCTTCGCAGACGCCCGCCGAGGCCGAGGCGGTGGCTGTTGTTGCCAAGCGTTCGCTGGTTCGTGACGCAGCTGTTGCGTGGGCTCTGAGGCTTCGCCGTGTCTGAAGCCCGCTGCACCTGCGGCGAACGTCTCCGCTGCCGTTCCAGCCGTCCCTGCGGTGACGAGCGGCAGCGCTATCTGCGTTGCCCTCGGTGCGGTGCTCGAGCGGTGGCATTTGTGAAAACAACAGTTTCCGAAGTGCGGTTCTGCAAGAGGGGCCGTCGCTAGTGGGATTGTGACTCCATCGGCAATACCGCCGGCGGAGACTCATTCCACATGGACAACCTCAAGAAGCTTCAGGACGAGGCCGTTACCCTCGCCAACCGGATCGACGCCGTGCGGGCGATCGAGGGCGACGACGACAAGATCGCGGAGCGTGACCTCCAGCTGGAGTCGCTCACGGCCGACGCCGCCAAGCTCGCCAGAAAGATCGACTTCGAGAAGTCGGTTGTCGAGTCGTCCAAGAACCTCCGCAGCGTGGTGGACCGCTGCACGCCGGCTCCCGAGGTGACCGAGGAGCGGAGCGAGAAGGTTCGCGTTGAGGCGGTTCCGTTCTCCGGTCGGCTCCGTGCGTTTGAGCGGGCCGAGGACGCCTACAAGGTCGGCATGTGGTTCAAGGCCAAGGGCGGCGACGCCGACGCCAAGCGGTGGTGCCAGGACCACGGCGTCGAGGCCCGTGCTCTCGGCGGTGCGTCTGGGGCTGGTTCTAATACCGTGCCCGACATTCTGTCATCCACCGTGATCCGCCTTGTCGATTCCTATTCGGCGTTTGCTCAGAACGCGACGAACGTGGCGATGCCGAGCGACGTGCTGCTCTTTCCGCGCCGGACGGCCGGAACGACGGCCTACTGGGTCGATGAGAACACGGCGATCACGGCCAGCGACCCGAGCATGAATCAGGTCACGCTGACCGCGAAGAAGGTGACCGGGGCGGTGGTGGTGTCCAGCGAGCTGCTGCAGGACTCCATCGTCTCTATCTCGGACTTCATCGCGGCCGAGCTCGGGCTGACGATCAGCAATGCCGTGGAGGCTGCTGCGTGGAGCGGCAACCCCAGCAACGCGCCGGCCGTGGCTGGTCTCGTGACCACCTACACCGGCGGCCTCCTGGCCTCGTCTGCGGCCACCTATGCGGCGTCGCTCGTGACCGCTGCCGGTGACACGCCCGACGAGGTCACGAAGGCCAACCTGCTGGCGATGATGGCTGCGGTTCCGCAGCACTCGCGGCAGGGTGCCAAGTGGTTCTGCTCGCCGTACTTCTTCGCCACCTGCATGCAGGCTCTCGACCTGAACCAGGGCGGTTCGGTCGGCCTTGCTCAGGGCATGGGGCTGACCTTCCTCGGTTCGCCGGTGGTTCTCACCGACCGGCTCCCGAGCGGTGCGGATTCGACGGGCGCGATCATGGCTCTTTACGGGAACATGGCGAACAGTTCCTACTACGGCGTCAGGAAGAGCATCGAGATTGCGTCCAGCGATCAGGTGAACTTCCTGAGCGATCAGACCGTGATCCGTGCCGTGGCTCGCGTGGCGATCAACCACGCCAACCTGGGCTCGTCCACGGTCGCCGGCCCGATCATCGGCCTGGTCGGTGCGTGAGCCTGACGGCTTGACATCAATGCAACGCTGGGCGGGCCGCTCCACAACGGGGCGGCCCGCTCTCTTTGCTGAGGTGCCAATGCTGGTCCGTGTCGGAAATACCAATGCCGAGGTTCGTGTCGAAGCCATCATGAGCGGCCCACGCTTCGGGCCGATCGGAAACTTGTTCCTCTGGGCTCAGGCCCTGATGCCGCTCGGCATCCGCCCTTCCCTGCAGCAAGGGGCGTTCTGGAGCCAAGGGCTCGAGCGGGTTATGGAGAAATTCATTGACTCTTGCGAGTTCCTGCTGTGCATGGATTACGACTCGTATTTCAGCCGTGAAGACCTTGAGCAACTGATGGCGCTGGCGATGTCGTTTCAGTGCGACGCACTGGCCCCGATGCAGGTGAAGAGAGAAGACGGCCGCCCGATGCTCACGCTGAAGGACACGCTGGACAGCCCGCCGGCAGACAAGAAAACCAAGGTGCCAGCGTCGTGGTTCCATGAGCCGGTGCAGGAGGTGGACACGGCGCACTTCGGCTGCACCGTAATTTCGACGGCCGCTCTGAAGCGGGCCAGGAAGCCGTGGTTTCTGGAGACGCCAGCGAGCGACGGCACCTTTAACGAGGAACCGCAAACGGTCGATGCCAACTGGCGGGCCCGTCGCGACTCGGACATTCACTTCTGGGCCAACTGGCGGGCCAGCGGAAACCGGGTTTTCGTCACGCCCCGTGTCTGCATCGGGCATGGTGAATGGGTCATCACGTGGCCGGCGAAGGATCTCGGCAAGCCTGTTTTCCAGTTCACGAGCGACTACACGAATACCGGACGGAAGCCGGAAACTGCATGGAGCGTAGGCGAATGAAGAAACTGAAGTTCACCCGATGTTGGCGTGCGTACCGGGCCGGGCAGGTTGTTGAGGTTCCCGGTGGCCTCGCTGCCGAGCTCATCGCTCGCCGTGTCGCCGTCGAGGACCACCAGGCCCAGCTGATCGAAACGGCCGCCGTGGAGCCTGCCGTCGAAACGGCAGACGCCACGCCAAGGAGACGAGGACGCCCACGTGGAATACCAAAGCCTCACCCGTCAGACGCTGCCGACCGTTGAACCGGTCACGCTCTCGGAAGCCAAGGCGCACCTGCGGGTGGATGCCAACGAGGACGATGCCTACATCGCTGCCTTGATCTCGGCGGCCCGCGAATGGTGCGAGCAGTACCTCGACCGCACGCTGGTCTACACGCAGTGGGTGATGAGGTTTGACCGATTCCCCACGTCAGGCATCGAGGCGATGGAGTTGCCACGCCCGCCTATGGCCGTGGCTGGCACGGCTACGGTTGTGTCGCTCACGTTCACTGCCGACAGCGGCACGACCGGCACCTACGCCGTGGATCAGTTCCGCGTTGATCGCCAATCGACGCCCGGTCAGGTGCTGCCGATCTACGCTGGCACGTGGCCGCCGCACCGGATCGACGCCGGGGCGCACGCGGTTACGTGGTGGGCTGGCTACGGGCCCAGCGGACGAGATGTGCCGGCGGCGATCAGGCACGCCATTCTGATGCTCGTGGGCTACTGGTACGAAAACCGTGGCGCGGTGCTCGTCGGCAGTATCAGCAAGCCGCTGGAGTTTGCCGTCGAATCCCTGCTCTCCTCGCAGAAGTGGGGAGGCTACCGCTGATGGAAGCCGGCAAGCTCCGCGAGCGTGTGACCATCCAGATCGCCAGCGGTGCCACCAACACGCTGGGCGAGACCGTGCTGACGTGGAGCAATTGGTCAGCAGTCTGGGCCATGGTGGAAGGCGTCTCGTCTCGGGAGGCCCTGACGGCTGGTCAGAATCAGGTGTCCATGAGTCACCGTGTACGGATGCGGCATCTGCCAGGGCTCACGCAGAACATGCGACTGTCGTGGCGTGGCCGCACGCTGGAAATCGTCAGCCTCCTTGAACACGGAAACCGCACCGAGCACGAAGCCATCTGTCAGGAAAACTTCTGATGGCAGTCGCCGGCATCAAAATCACGGCGGACTTTCCCGAACTCAAGGCATTGGGCGATGGGATTCGCCGCCT